ACTAAAGAAAGAAGCTATTTCAAAAGATGAATGGGCTCAATATCCAAAGTATGCAAGAAAATTAAAACCATATATGAAAAAACTTCTTAAAGTCCCTGTAAGGGTTAGGGTTATAAAACAAGCTAATCATAATCCCTGGATTGAAGTGAGAGTAGCAAGATTTGGAAAAGATATAATACCAAATGATTTCAGAAAAAAGGCACTAAAGGCGATTGGTGGTGGTAGACCGAGAGATATGGATAACATTACTTATGGTAACATTTCTGCGGGATCAATTTCAATGAAACATGATCAATGGGTAAAATTATTAGGAAATAAAGTTAAAAGTGAATCTATAAATGAAGCTGGTGGTGTGATTACTGCACGTATTCAACAAAAACCAAGAGGATATTGGGCGGTATTTAATAAAAAAGGTCAATCACAATTTGAAGGTAATAAAAAATTTATGATAAATATCCTTAAAAAAGCATCAACATTATCACCAAATGCAATTGGAAGTATATTGGATAGAGCACGATTTGGGGATAAACATCTTGAATTTAAAGCACAATTTTCAAGATATTATTTTAATGAATCCATAAATGAAAGTGGTATTTTGTATAAAGCTGGTGTAAAAAAATACGGTAAAGAAGGAATGGCTAAAATATTAAGTGCTGCTGGTAAAAGAAAATCACACGCAGAAATAGGCAAAATCAAAGACAAATATGAGAAAAAGAAAAAAGAATCCGTAAAAGAATCAGATTTAGGTATGTTGGAAAGATCAGGCGATTATGGATGGGATTGGAAAAACCTTACAGTTAAAAAAGGTAAAACAGTAAAAGTTACACATAAGACATCTGGAAAATCATTGATTATTATAGATAAACCAAATGTAAAGAAGGAATATGAAAAAATAGGATATTTTGCTGAATCCGTAAATGAAGCTGCTATAGCTGGTTCACAAATTGTTAAAGCATCAACATCTAAATTAGTAAAGATATGCGGAGCTGCTTTAACTTTTAGATTAATTGCAAAAGAATTAATAAAACGTAAAGCTAAGTTAGAAGGTGGTAAAGATTGTTGTGATAATTGTAAAGAAGGTAAACCGTGTTGTTCTGTAGAATCCGTAAAAAGAAGATTTTCAGAATCACATATGAAAGGTGGTGGAATGTCAAAAGTTAATTTAGTAAATGAATCTACAAAGAGACAATATCGTGATGTATATAGTAAGTATTATAAAACATACGAAGCTTTTGCAAGAGAAGTTATGAATTTAACTAAACGTATTTCTAAGATAAGTGGTGATAAAGTAGATGCAAAAATTATTTTAAAGAATTTTAAAAAACACGTTATTCCATTTGCAGGCTTAATGAGATGAAGGATTTGGTAGCCCTGAATTAATGGGGAAAAAAGATTTAGCAGAATTTGAAAAAACAAGACAGAAGAATGCTGAAGTTTTGGGTTATAAATTAACAGGACAAACAGATATTAAACCTATAAAGGAAAAATCTAAAGTTACAAAGTAATAAATGAAAGTTATATTTATAAGTGATGGAATTACGTAAAATAATAGAATTTTTTATTTCATTGTTTAAAAAAAGCAATAGTGAAACTGTACAATATATTAGGAGCAATACAATGCGAGAAGAAGTTTTAACGTCATTTGACGAAATAATTGAAGTAACACTTGAACACGAAGGTGGGTATGTTCACGACCCAAAAGATTTAGGTGGTGAAACTAATTTTGGCATCGCTGGTAGATTCTACCCTGATGTAGATATTAAAAATCTTACAAAAGAAGGTGCAAAAGATATTTATAAAAAAGACTATTGGGATAAGAATAAAATAGATGATGTATCTGATGGTTTAAAACATATTTATTTTGATATGTGTGTAAATCAAGGTAGAGGAACTGCAGTTAAGATTTTACAACGAGCAATAAATGGTAAAGGTGGTAAGTTAACAGTTGATGGTGGATTTGGTCCAGGCACTAAAGCTGCATTAGCAAAACATAAACCATCTGTAGATCGAGTTCGTTGTTATAGACTAAAACATTATTATGATTTAGTGAATAAGAAACCTGAACAAGAAAGATTTTTGTTTGGTTGGTATCGAAGGGCACTTTCAGTATGATTAAACTAAAAAATATATTAACCGAAGAAACCATTGTAGTTTCGAAATCAGATGTAAAAAAGATGGAGAAACTTTCTGATAAAATCATTAAAGATTCTGAAACATTATTAAAGATGTTTAAACAAAAACATAAGGTTTCTACAAAGGATTCTGTATTGTATAATAATAGTAAAGAATGGGAACAAGCTATTCGTAATTTGAAAATGAAATTTGGTGGATGGTTTGGATTCGTCTATGATAGTGATTATGTAAAATGAATAAATTAACTGAGTGGTTAACTAAACCTTTTTTGGATGAGAATGTAGATTTACCTATAGAGATTGGTGATACAGTCAAAATGGGAAAATTTAAAAACAAAAAGGTAGTTGTTAAGAAAATTGATTGGAATGAAAAAGGTGATTTACTAATAAACGGCAGACCAGCTTTAAAGTTCAGATTAATGCCCAAAACTAATATTTTTGATAAAGAAGAAGTTACTGAAGGAGTGAATGACCCAGGTATTTTTAAAGCAGTGTTTCTAGCAGGTGGACCTGGAAGTGGAAAATCATATGTAGCTGGTGGATTGTTTGGAATACCAGATAAAGTAAATGTTTCTGCATACGGATTAAAACTTGTTAATCAAGATACAGAATTAGAAATGCTTTTGAAAAAGTATTTTGGATCAACCGATTTAGATAATATGCCAGATGATTTATTTAGACAGATTACTGATCCAAGTTATAGTGCACATATGGGTGTGAGAGTGAAGGCGAAGTCATTGAGTAAACAAAGATTAAAGTTATATTCACAAGGTAGACTTGGTGTTATTGTTGATGGTACAGGACACAAGTATAAGGATGTAAAAAAAGAACGACAAAAGTTGATAGATATGGGGTATGATACTTTTATGGTTTTTGTTAATACATCATTAGAAGTAGCACAAAAAAGAAATGCAGAAAGATCAAGAAAATTACCATCAGAAATTGTTGAAGAATATTGGAATGAAGTTCAAGGAAATATGACATATTTTCAAGGACTATTTGGAAATGCTAACTTTATGTTACCAAAACAAGCACAGAAAAAATTCAATATGTTGGTTAAAAAGGGAATTAGTAAATTTATTAAAAAACCAATAAAAAGTAGACAGGCTAAAAAGTGGATTGAAAAACAAAAAATTGTCAAAGAGTATATTGGAATAACTGCAGGAGATGGAACTATATCTGGTGCACCCGATCCTAAAAAAGTTAGGAAAATAAAGAAAAAATTAGATAAAGAAAGGGAAGATGATCAATATCGTACGATAGATGAAGCTAAACAAAAATTAAAATTAAATATACCATCAGATATAAAAAAAATACATAAGTTATTTAAAAAGAATGGAAAACAACTTTATGTAGTTGGTGGGGCAGTGAGAGATGCAATTCTTGGTAAAAGTCCAAAAGACTATGATATGGCAACCGACGCAAAACCAGATGAAGTATTGGCAATTGCAAAACAGGGTGGATTTAAAACTTTAGAGATTGGTAAATCATTTGGTGTTGTTATGGTGAATGGTCATGAGATTGCTACATTTAGAAAAGATATTGGTAAAGGTAGGAGACCAGATGCGGTAGATTTTACTGATATAAAAGGAGATGTTAAACGTAGAGACCTTACTATCAATGCTTTATTTTATGATATTGATAAAAATACTATAGTAGATTTGGTAGGTGGAATTAAAGATTTAAAAAAGAAACAAGTTCGTACAGTAGGATTAGCAGATGAAAGATTTGATGAAGACCCATTAAGAAAATTGAGGGCATTAAGATTCCAGGCAACTATTGGAGGCAAAATTCATCCAGATACATTATCGGCACTAAAAAAAGATCCAAGTATAAAAGGTGTTAGTGGAGAAAGAATACGAGAAGAGTTTGTAAAAAGTTTATCTAAAGCTAAATCGCCAAGTAAATATCTCAAATTAGTTGATAATCTTAAAATGTTACAGCAGATATTGCCAGGACTTAACATAAATAAAAAATTTATAAATTCTAACGATTATATAGTACAACTTGCATATTTGTTAAAAGACAATAAACCAAGTAAATTAGGTAATAAATTAAATTCCATGCGATACACAGTTAAGGAATCTACAAATGTATTATTTTTAGTATCATTACAGAATTTTAAATCTGAAGAAATTTATATGTTTAAGAAGTTTCAAGAAAAAACTAATTTAACAATTGCTCAAATAAAGGAATATGGAAAATTAATTGGTAATGAAAAAGATGTTGTAAAGATGGATGTTTCTAAAGATTTAAAAGGACCTGAAATAGGTAAAGCAATAAAAACAAAGGAGAAAGAGAAATTTTTAAATGAAATAGCAGTTAGACCAATTAAATCATTTAGAGATTTATATACTGCATTACCATCTGATTTAAAAAAGAGAGTAATGGATTTAAAAAAGGTAAAGCAGAGAAAAGATGCTCATCCAGAGGGTAATGTTTTAAAACATACTATAACCGTTGTTAATAGAGCAATGAAATTGAATCCAGGTGATATAGATTTGGCAGTAGCTGCATTATTCCACGATATAGGTAAAGATGAAACCGCAGGTATTCATCCAAAAAAAGGACATCCAACTCATTATGGGCATGAACATGTTTCTGCTAAATTAGTTAAGAAATATCTGATATTTATTATATAGTAAAACAACATATGAGAGTTAAAAATGTTGATGTTATGAAATTAGCAAAACAAAGAAAGTTAAAACAATTTAGAACATATGATAAATTGAAAAAATTTAGTGATAAAATGGATAAGGGTGGTTTAAAAGTTGATGAAGATTTTATTTTGGAATTTGTAAATAAACCAAAAATGAAAAGGGCATTGAAAACATTAATTGATAAAAATCTGTTACCAAAAAATTATGCGAAGAATATGAGTAAATTACAATCTTTTCTTACTCAAAATCCATTAGTAATGACACAATTATTAAGATTACTTGGAGAAAATATAAATGAAAATAGTAAAAAAGAATTTGTAATTTGGGGTATTGCTCCAGGTAAGAGTCACGAAGATATACTCTATACTAAAGCTAAATCACATTCTGAAGCAAAAAAAATAGTTCAAATCTTAACTAAAAAACATGATGTTAAGAAGGTCAGAATACAAGTTTTAGATATGACACAAGATCCAAAAGATATTTGGAAATCTGATAAATTATTTAAAGAGGAAACTTCAAAAATTAAAAAAATAGTAGGAATATATGCAGGTAGATTTCAACCATTTGGCCCACACCATAAAAAAGTATATGAGTGGATGAAAAAACAATTTGATGATGCTTATATAACTACATCAGATATTAAAAAACCACCTAAGCATCCAATGAATTTTAAAGAGAAGAAACGACATATGCTTAAAATGGGAATTCCATCTAATAAAATTGTTAAAGAAAAGATACCATATGTAGCAACTACTGTATTAAAAAAGTTTGATAAAGATACTACTGCAGTCGTTTATATATTCGGAGAAAAGGATGCCGGAAGATTGGCAGGAGGAACAAAGAAAAGTGGTGGAAAAACTTATTATCAAGATTATAAAAAGAATAAGAATAATTTAGAGGGACATTACAAACATGGATATATTTTAACCGCTCCACATTTTTCTATACAGGCAGGTGGTATGGAAGTAAGTGGTACTGCTATGAGACAATTACTTGGTTCACCAAAATTTGATGATAGTGCAAGACAAAAATTATTTAAACAGGCATTTGGTTATTTTGATAAAGGTGTTTATAATATGATGACTAATAAATTTAAAAAATTATTTGGTGAAGATGTTGTAGTAACAAAAGAACTTATACAAGATTTTTTAACGGATGTAGATGTATCAAAATATTTGAATGAAGCTACTTTTCAGGCTAATGCTCCTATAGATGATGGACCAGCTCATTATTATAAAGGTTTTAGGGAGTATAAAAAATCTTCTAAAGCTTGGTTAGATTCTATCTTTAAAGAAACTGGATGGGTAGTTTTAAATTATATGCTTGCTGATGAAGCACATGACCCAGCGTTTGATTATACATTAAAGTATAGATTTATGCCTACACCATCTTATGGAACTGTAGGAATAAAGGGTAGACAGAGTGAACGTTCTTTACATAACAAGTATAAAGAAAGATTAAATTTTGTATTGTCTGGTTTAGGATTTGAGGTTATTAAGTGGTTAGGTTTAGAAGATAATGTATTAAAAGTACAAGTACAAGAACCAGTATTACCAGGTGCAGATGCTGAAACATCAAATACCGATTTAAAAGAATCAAAGTTATTTTCAAAAGAGTGGTGGAATAAAGAATTGCTAATAGAAGCGGGCCAAATCGATATATGGAGTCCAGAATATTGGACGGATAAGTCCGTGAAAGGTCAACAAAAATATATAGCTAAACACGATACTGATAAAGAACCGGTACCTGATAATCCATCAGGTAAAAAAGAAAGAAGTATTGACCCATTCGGTAATCCATTTTTGGATTTGGAAGATGACAATAGTGAAAAGGAACGTAAAGAAATTCACGCTAAACATTATGTAGTTGAGGATGAAAATAGTCTTGTTGTAGGAACAGCCCATCTTCCAGGAAAACCAAATCCCGAAGATTATGATGACGGAGAAAAGGACGAAGATTACCTTGCTGATGTAAGTGCACGTGCTACAGCTAAAGAATTTATAGAAGATCCTGTAATGAAAGGGGTTGAAAAATTTATAAAAGATAATAAAGGTGAAAAGATTATATTTTTGTCTGAAGGTGGATTGGGTGTAGATGCTGACGGTAATCCACATCATTATTGGGAAGGGTCTGAACAAGAAATTGTCGCTAATGCAGTTTCACAATCTGGTGGTGAAGTAGACTCATGGGATGGTAAGTTTAACAATCAATGGGATGGATACAAAAAAGCACCTATCTATAAAGCTTTAGCCGAAAAAATGGGAACAGATCCAAAAACTAAAAAACCATATACACCATCACAAATGAGTGGAGCAATATATTCTAACTTGGTAGGACAAGGTGATGACGGTGAAGAACATAAGGACTATCTAACCGAAGATGGTAAACAATTTTTAATAGACAATGGATATACAGGTAGTTTTCCACCAGCAGATGATAGTGAAATTAAACAATTAGAAAAACTAAATTATCCAGAAGATTTTGATGGCTCATCAGGTGATGGTGAAGTAGGTAGAGCTCAACTTGAATGGAATCAAGCAAGACGAGATAATATGGCAAGAAAGATGGAAGAATATGAAAATCTTGGTTATAAAGTTTTAGTAGCTCCAGGTGCTACTCATGCAAGTGCAATTAGTTCACAAAGTAAAGGAAAAAAACAAGAATCAATAAATGAAAATCTAAAATTGATTTTAGAAATTGATGAAAGGATGACATTAGAAGAAGGAATAAAGTTTAATAATTTTTTAAAGGACTGGTCTAAAAAGGCAAAGCAACCACTTAGTAGAATTAGAAAAACAATGATGAACAAAAATACTTTTTCTGTTGCTAAGTTAAATGATTTTAGTGTTAAGAAAGTATTTGAGATGGCTAAGAAAGGATTTAAGGCATATCAAAAAATTATCAATTATGTTCCTGATAAGATAGCACATAAATTATCACAAACTAAGTTTGGACAAAAGAAAGAAAAGGCATTAGTTAAATTAGATGATTACTTAAAAAATCATCCAAAACTAAAAAGAGTAATGGGTATAGCTGCAGCCGCGGCGGTAACTTATGCATGGACAAAGATGACTTTCATCGGAGACCCAGAATATGATTTAGATTTATCAGCAGCCGCATCAGCAGCAGCACTTGGTGAAGTTTCATTTGCAGATTTATTTAGTGGAGAAATGGGAACTAAGTTTTTAGTATTAACTGCAGTGGGAGCAGCGACAGGTTTGACTGCTCCATATGTAAAGGCGTTTGGTCGTGTTGGAACAATGGCTGCGGGTCTTTCATTTGGTGCTTATAGAGCATATAAAGCTAGGAAACAAAAGAAAGCAGATGCTGAAAAGAAAGCAAAAACATCCGCACCCGATACAGTAAAAAATCCTAATCCAAAAGGTAGAAAGAAAACAGTTAGTCGTAGAAGTGCAGTTCAATGGGTAGCAAAGACTAAAGGTGATAAGGCGGCTAAAAAATATGTAAAAAGCTTGTCTGAAAAAATATCAATAGTTGAGGATTTAGATTTAATAATTGAAGGTGGAGCATATGGACATATGAATCATCCTTTTGATGACAAAGATTTGACATTTGGAGATTTAAAGAAAATAATTACAGATGGATTAGGTGGAAATCTTAATAGAGAAGATGGTGTTACAGAAAAACTAGATGGTCAAAATTTAATGATTAGTTGGAAAGATGGAAAATTAGTTACAGCTAGAAACAAAGGACAACTAAAGAATTTTGGTGCAAAATCTATGACTACTAAAGGAGTAGCTTCTAAGTTTGCAGGTAGGGGAGATATTAAAAATGCATTTGTTTTTGCAATGAAAGATTTAAGTAAATCTGTAGGAGCTTTATCAGACGCTCAAAAAGAAAAGATTTTTGGAAATGGTAAAAGATGGATGAATTTAGAAGTTATGTGGCCTAAGTCATCAAATGTAATAGACTATGATAAAGCTCAAATAGTATTTCACGGTACTTTAGAATATGATGATAGTGGAAATCCCACAGGACAGCCGAAAGGATCTGCGAGAATGTTAGCAGGAATGATTAAACAAGTTAATCAACATATACAAAAACATTATAAAATTGGTAAACCACAATTTTTAAGTGTTCCTAAATCACAAAATTTTGATGCTAAGAAGAAAACTTTTTTAAGTAGGTTGAGTAAATTACAAAAAGAATATGCATTAAAGGATACAGATCCATTATCTATGTATCATGAAATGTTCTGGCAGGAATATATCATGAATGGGGCAAACCAAACCGATTTTATGAATATTACAGATGATATAGTGGAGAAGTTGGGGAAGAGATGGGCATTTTTTGATAAGTCATATAAGATAGTAGATATAAAAAAGGATTTAAATCATCAAAAAATGGTAAAACAGAATATGAGACCTTTTGAAGTTTTATTTTTTGCAGTAGGAACGGAAATTTTAAAGAATATTAGTGGATATTTAGCTGCATCACCCACAAAGGCAGTACAAAAGATAAGAAAAGATGTAATTAGTGCAATTAGTAAAGTAAAGCGTGGTGGAGATATTAAAAAAATAGAAACCTTAAAACTTCAATTAGATAAATTGAATAAAATAGGTGGACTATCTTCAATTGTTCCGTCAGAAGGTATAGTATTTAAGTATAAAGGTAAAGTTTACAAATTTACAGGAGCATTCGCACCTGTAAATCAAATTTTAGGGTTATTAACTTTTTAGAGGTAATTATGTCAGGATATAGTAAAGAAAATAAAAGACAAAACGAAGCATTACAAAGCATTATTAAGGGAGGAGCTCCTGAAAAACGAATATTTGTTTCAGGGGTTGATAAAGAGTTTAGAAACGAAATGGATGAAAAGAGGGCTAAAGAATTAAAAGAAACTCCACTATGGTGTCCATCTTGTAAAAATATAATGAAAAAAAGAATAGATACTCAATATTATAATAGACATGGGCATTGTTTGGATTGTCAGGTAGAATTTGAGAATAAATTAGCCGTACAGGGAAAATTAACATACCATGTTGAAGAAACTGTTAAAGAAAATAAGAAAGCTTATATAAGAGAATTAAAACAATCTATTGAGGAGTGGAAAGAAGCTCCAGATACAGTTTCTTTTTTTAATCAAGTTAAACCAGATGGATATTCACTTGATGAAGAACAGTGGGAAGTAGATAAAGATCATATCAATAAAGAAATTGAAGAAGCTGAAAAATATTTAAAGAAATTGGAAGAATCAATTTAATATATTTATATATTTATAGGTGTAGGATTATATACAATAGGAGAAGTTAATGTCAGACATAAATAAACTTAGAAGTTTGGTACGAGAAGAAATTAAATCTATTATGGCAGAAAAACAGCCAGATGGTGGATTAGATAAACTTGATGTAAAATTACCAGCTCAAGCACAAAGATTTTTAGATAAGGCAGTTAGTGCTATAAAAGGCGCTAAATTAAATCGTCGGAAACAGATTGCAGCATTAGCTAAAATAATTGATGGTTTGGGGTTGGATCGAAGGGAATTAGCTAAATATATTACTAAAATAAAACGGGAGTTATAGCTTTGGGAAAAATTATAGCTCTAATTTTAGCTTTTCTAGGAATATCAGGCAAAGCATCAGCCATAAAACGGGCAAAAGTAAAAAAGATTGATAAAAAATTAAAAGATTCAGCTAAGAAAATTAAATCTATCGGTAAAGCGATTAAAACAACAAAAAAAGAATCTAAAAATTTAAAAACTAAGGCTGCAGATATAGAAAAAGAAATAAAAAGTGTTAAAAAAGGTAGTAAGAAGCGTAAAGAAATTAAAGATTCAAAAGACGCTGAAGATTTTTTGAGAAAATTTGCAAAAAAATAGGAGTAAATCATGGCAACAGCAGTACAAGGATCATTTGTAGGTAGAACTAAAGCAATTGATGTTACTCAAAATGCATATGGAGAAGTTGTAAATGTCGTTGCGGCAAGTACAACATATTCGGCAACGGGTTCAAATTTTAGTACAGCATTTATGGTGCATACAGGAACTAACTATACTTTAACTCCAGTTAATGGAAGTGGAACAATAGTTGGAGGTACTAACCCCGTGACGGCTAAAGAAATATATCCAATTGCGTTGAGTAAAGTAGTAACTGGCGGTTCTACTGTCGTAACATTATTGAGATAATTGGATCATTCGAATTATAATGAAATGGATATTAATATTATTAATAACTGCATTTTGTTCTGCTCAAATTACGCTCACTGAGGAAGAATCAAAAAGAATTGCAATAAATGTTCAGAATTTACAGTTTGAAGTAGAGACTTGATATTTAATTATAGGGAAATAGTGCGCACTGATAGTACTTTGACCGCACAGTTGGAAGAAAAGATTGAAATATTAGAGAGTGATACGGAATTACTTGAAAAAAAAGTTAAATTGGTTAAACCTTCTTGGTACGAAAATAAATGGTTATATTTTACATCCGGAGCAATTATATCTGCGACGATAACGTATACTTTTAATCGTATAACTAATATTTTATAACAATGAATACAGATAAAAAACAAATAAAAGAAGCTATTAGACGAGAATTTAAAAAGTGTGCAAAAGATCCAGTGCATTTTTTAAGAAGATATTGTTATATACAACATCCACAAAAAGGTAAAATAAAATTTGATTTATACGATTATCAAGAGAAAACTTTAAAAGAATTTGTTAATAATGATTATAATGTTCTTTTAAAGGCTCGTCAATTAGGTATATCAACACTTACTGCAGGATACGCATTATGGATGATGACATTTTATGATGATAAGAATATATTGGTTATTGCAACTAAACAAGATGTAGCTAAAAATTTGGTTACTAAAGTTAGAGTAATGCATGCTAGTTTACCAACTTGGTTGAAACAAAAATGTGTAGAAGACAATAAATTGTCATTAAGATATAAGAACGGGTCTCAAATAAAAGCAGTAGCAAGTTCTGAAGAGGCTGGTAGATCAGAAGCACTGTCATTATTAATTTTAGATGAAGCTGCATTTATTCCTAGAATAGATTCAATATGGACTGCCGCATCTCAAACTTTGGCATTAGGTGGTAGGTGTATTGCACTTTCTACACCAAATGGTGTTGGTAATTGGTTTCACAAAACTTGGATAGATGCTGAAGATGGTTTAAATGAGTGGAATATTTTAAAATTACATTGGACAGTACATCCAGATAGAGACCAAGAGTGGAGAGATCATCAAGATAAATTATTAGGTCCTTCAGCAGCTGCACAAGAATGTGATTGTGATTTTGTAACATCAGGTCAGATGGTAATTGATGGTGTTATTTTAGAAGAATATAAAACTGATCATGTTAGAGACCCAATTGAAAGGCGAGGAGTAGATAGTAATGTTTGGATATGGGAGCCACCAAATTATACAAAGAGTTATGTAGTGAGTGCAGATGTAAGTAGGGGCGATGGAACAGATTATTCTGCATTTCATGTTATGGATGTAGAAGATTGTAAACAAGTAGCGGAATATAAAGGTAAGATTGGAACTAAAGATTTTGGTAACTTACTTGTAAATATATCTCAGGAATATAATAATGCATTACTTGTTGTTGAAAATGCATCAATTGGGTGGGCAGCTATACAACAATGTATAGATAGAGAATATGAAAACTTATTTTATATGAGTAAAGATTTACAAGTGGTAGATACACAAAAACAAATGACAAATAAAATTTATGGACAAGAAAAACAAATGGTTCCTGGGTTTACAATGTCTATGAAGACAAGACCATTGGTTATAGCAAAATTAGAAGAATTTTTTAGAGAGAAAGCAGTTGAGGTTTATTCTTCGCGTCTAATAGATGAGTTGTTCGTATTTATATATAACAATAATAGGGCAGAAGCAATGACTGGATATAATGATGATTTGGTTATTTCTTTTGGTATTGCTTTATGGATACGAGATACCGCTTTACGTTTAAGAGCGGAAGGAATAGAAATACAGAAGAAAGCTATTTCTAATATAGCTATGAATCCAGGAATATATAAGCAAACTGATGAAAATGATAGTTGGACATGGGAAATTGATAAAAAAAGAGAAGATTTAACTTGGTTAATAAAATAAAGAGGTAAAAATGGCTGATAAAAGCTTAAGAAATAGATTAAAGAGATTATTTTCAACTAGCGTAATTGTTAGAAACGTTGGTGGACGACGATTAAAAGTAGTTGATACTAGTAAATCTCAATATATGCCAACTAGGGGGTTGATTGATAGATATAAAAAGATTTATTCCACTGGTGGTGCGGGATTATCTGGTTACTCAGATAATCAATTAGTTAAGTCGTTACGACTTGGGTTATTTAGAGATTATGAAGCAATGGACGGTGATGCTATACTTTCTTCTGCGTTAGATATATATGCAGATGAATCTACTATGAAAAGTGAGTATGGAAATGTTCTTGAAATAAATACACCAAATGATCAAATTTTTAAAATTTTACATAATTTATATTACGATGTATTAAATATAGAATTTAATTTATGGCCTTGGGTTCGTAATATGTGTAAATATGGTGATTTTTATTTAAGATTAGATATTGATGAACGTTTTGGTATTAGAAATGTAGAACCTTTATCTGTTTATGATGTAACTAGATTAGAAAACGAAGATCCAGAGAATCCAGAATATGTAAAATTTAAATTAGAATCAGGAACTTCTGGCGGAGCTGCACAACATTCTATTAGCAATAGGGTAGAAGATTTTGAAAATTATGAAATAGCACATTTTAGATTACTTTCCGATTCAAATTATCTTCCTTATGGTAAATCAATGATTGAAGGTGGTAGAAAGACTTGGAAACAGTTATCTCTTATGGAAGATGCTATGTTGATTCATAGAATTATGAGAGCACCTGAAAAAAGAATATTTAAAGTTGATATTGGAAATATACCACCTGCAGAAGTTGATAATTATATGAATCAAATTATTGATAAGATGAAAAAAGCCCCCGTTGTAGATAAAGCAACTGGAGAATATAATCTTAGATATAATATGCAAAATATTACAGAAGATTTCTTTATGCCAGTTCGTGGGGGTGATAGTGGAACTGCAGTTGATTCATTACCAGGATTAACTTATGAAGCAGTAGAAGATATTGAGTATTTAAGAAATAAATTATTGGCTTCATTACGTATACCAAAACCATATTTGGGATTTGATGAGAATGTTGGAGAAAAGGCAACACTTGCAGCAGAAGATGTAAGATTTGCTCGTACTATTGAAAGAATTCAAAGAATTGTAATGAGTGAATTAATGAAGATTGGTATTGTTCATTTGTATGCTCAAGGATTTACAGATGAAGAATTAGTTAATTTTGATTTAGAGTTGATGAGTCCTTCTACAATATATGAACAAGAAAAAATTTCACTTTGGAATGAAAAAACTTCTCTTGCATCGTCTATGATAAGTGATGGGTTACTTTCTACAGAGTGGATTTATAAAAATATATTTAAGTTTACAGATGATGAAATTAAAGCAGAAGATAATAAGATTGTATATGATTATAAACAAAAATTTAGAAGAGCTCAGATAGAATCTGAAGGAAACGATCCAGCGAAATCTGGGGAATCACAAGGAACACCTTCAGATATGGCGATGGGAAGAACTGGACATGAATTAGAAAATGATGATTTAGGTCCAGAGGGTGGAAGTCCAGAAGGTGGCTGGGAAGGTGCAGGTAGACCCAAGGAACCATCACATTATAAAAAAGATAGTCATATTAGAGGCAGAGACCCATTGGGGGCGCATGAAAAGAAAAAACAAGCATCTAGTAATCCAAAATACGGTAAAGTTATGGCGTTAGCTCATTTGGATAAGCTTAAGAATACTTCACTTCGTAACTCTGATATAAAGCTAATAAATGAAGTTGACGAACTACACGAGGAGTATAAAGAAGATGTTAATAACAAGGAAAGTTAATCATAATTTAAGAAGTTTTATATTTATTTATGAATAACTGTATTGGAGTGATATATGTCTAAACGATTAAGACACACTAAGATTAAAAATACTGGTGTGCTATTTGAAGTATTGACCCGGCAGGTGACTGCGGATATAATGGAAAATGTAGAGTCAAAGGCAGTTGCTTTGATAAAGAAACATTTTCATAAAAATTCTACTCTAGGTAAAGAGTTAGAATTATATAATATACTTACGACGGAAACATATAAACGTCGAGATAAGGCAGATCGATTGGTGGACGCTGTAATTAAAAGTAGACAAAGACTTTCAAATAAAACACTTAGATCAGAAAAGTTTAATCTTATTAAAGATATTAAAGAAACTTATGATGTAGGTGCGTTATTTTCTACTAGAATGCCAAATTATAGACGATTAGCATCTATTTATAAATTATTTTTATATGAAACTACTGGGGAAGATATAAATCCAAAAGAAATTGTAGAATCTAGAGATTTTATAGTAGAATCGCTAATTACAGTAATTTCTAAACAGAAACCAAAAAGTGAATTAGCTCAAGAATATATTGATGAGTCTACAGACGTTAAATTATTAGCTTATACTTTAATGGTTGAAAAATTTAATAAAAAATACAGTACATTAAGTCATGCTCAAAAAGGAGTTTTGAGAAAATATATTAATAATGTATCAAATACAAATTCATTATCAGAATTTATAGAGGGTGAAGTAATTAATATTAAGGAAACTTTGAAAAATTTGGTACCTAGTGTAACTGATGATATTACTAGTATAAAATTAAAAGAAGTAATTGCACAGGCTGATACACTTTCAGAGAATAGTAAAGAGACTGAAAATAAAGTAATTACTCTAATGCGGTATTATGAACTTGTTAAGGAATTAGAAGATGTCTCAAGAAAATCTAAAAAACTTCATTCGTAAAACAATAATAGAATTGTTAGACGAGAAGAATCTAGAAGAAACATCTTTTAGTAGTGGAGCAGGTGCATATAATACTCCATTTGCATTTAGAGGTAAGGGGAAATCTAGTAAGAAGAAGGAGAAAAAGGTAGCTACTAATTCAACTGGATATAAAATTGTTGAAGGTAAATACCACGATTATAGAAATGATGATACTATAACACCCAAACAGAAAATTGGTCGCTCTATGAGAGAGATTCGAGACCACCTTACAGAAATTGATAAATTGACTAAAATGAATGTAAGATTGAAGACTGAGATGGGAGTTGATTCGAGGACATATTGGAAAAATACTCATAAGGCGATGCGAAGAATTAGTGAACGATTAATTAAGTTGGCGAAACGAGTTGGGCAATTATATTAATGTTGAAATTAAAAAATTTAATTTTTGAGCAGGAAGTAGTTGATAGGCGAAAGTTAAAAAGGGCTAAAATAGCTCTTATTCGCTCAGAAGAAGAAATGCGGGATAGTTTAGGTAGAATAAAAAAATATTTAAAAGAATATCCGCATACAAAAGATGCATCTAAAGCATTAGACAAATCTTATAAAAAGAATGTAACTGCTTATATGAGAGAAGCGTTGAAAATACTTAGAGGAGTTAAGTAATTATGAATCGAGAATTGTTAGTAGATTATTTACCATTTGAAATAACAAAAGAACAAATAAATGAATCTATGAAAGAAAATCAAGGTAGATTAGTTGTTCGAGGAGTATTACAGAGGGCAGAGTCTAAAAATCAAAACGGAAGAGTTTACCCAAAAGAAGTATTGATGAGAGAAGCTAAAAAATATACGGAATCTTTTATTAAAGAACAACGAGCTTTAGGTGAATTAGATCATCCAGAAAGTTCGGTAGTAAACTTACAAAATGTTTCTCACAATATTAAAGAAATGCATTGGAATAATCATGATTTGGTTGGTACAGTAGAGGTATTAGGAACTCCAGCAGGTAATATTTTAACAGAATTATTTAAAGCAGGTATTAAGTTGGGTATTTCATCTAGAGGAATGGGTTCAGTAGAAACTGTATCAGAATCAGGTGATGGTGATGAGGATACACAAGAAGTACAACCAGATTTTGAATTGATAGCATTTGACTTCGTTTCCAATCCATCTACACAGGGAGCTTTTATGTATCCAATGCAAGAATCAGTAGATCGTCAGAATCCTACAGGTAGAACTTGTGGTGATTATTGTAAAGCAGAATCTATTATTAATGATATTTTGCGAGGTGCATAATGAAAATGCATAAAACTTTTAGTTGGCGTAAATGGAATGACTTTATTCTTGAAAAGAATGATGTTTTAGAAGCTTCGGATTATAAATTTGTTTTAACCGTTCCTAAACATATTTATGGTGGTATGAGAGCAGTGTTTAATTCAAAGAAGGCAGCGGAACGGTATATGGAAGACAATATTGGTTCAGAAGCTTGGAAGCATGTAAGAATTAAAAAGGAAAGAGTTAAATGAAATCATCATATAAAAATATAATGGAAAGAGAATTGAATGAAGTTCCTGCATTTAGTTCACCAGAAGCATCTAAACAAGTTGATATTGATCTTGTTAAAATGTCAAAGATTTTAGGTAAAGCATCAGAACAAGTTATTAAGACTATGATGAATGGAGTAAAAAGTCATAAGTATGATGCAATGGATTTACAAAGAGGACTTCAACAAGGTAATGTTCGACGAACACACTTTGGAGAAATAAATTTTATACAACAATTATGGACTAAGGTAAGAAGTGGATTCAGACGATATACACCTACTGGAAAATTAAGATAAGCATGGAGAATTAAAATGGCTAAAAAAATAAAACTGAAAAATTTAATCAAAGAACATATTATAGCTGGAGGATTTGTATCTCGACCAGCAATGATGGATATGGATATATTTAGAACTAAAATTAAACCAAAAAGTGAAGATAAGACTCCTACTATTAAATTAAAAAGTCTTGTTGAAGAAGAGGAAACTCACGCACCAGTCAATGCAGGTAAATTTAATCATGCATTGAAAGCATTTCCAAAGTTAGGTGAAGCAATTTATGGTAAACATGATCTAAAAAGTGTTGCTGAAACTCTTTCTTATTTAGCAAAAACATCTAGACAACATGCTTTAAGTGAAACCGAAGAATGGTTTGATAAAATTACTGTTAATCGTAATATGAAAGAATTAGGTGCTCTTTCAGGACAATTTAGTAAAATTTCCACTGAAGCAAAATCACTTCAAGAAAGAATGAGTGCATTATATGAAGATATGGGGCATATTATTAATAGATATTATGATTTAGATGAAGCAGATGAGGAAGAATTGGATACAGTAGGACAGGAAGATGATGATATAGATAATGATGGTGATTCAGATGATAGCGATGAATATTTGAGAAATCGTAGAAAAGCTATTACTAAATCTGTAAAAAAAGAATCTACAGATCCTTGGAAAGATAGAAATTGGGGTGATCCTTTACCTACCCTGGCAGATTATGTAAAATCCACTTTGAA